CAGATTGATGATGGTACACCAGTAATGGCAGTCGGAACTCTTGGAGCGTCAGGACGGATTAAAGTATCACCAATGGTGGGGTCTGATATCGCTAACGCTAAATTATTCTTAGGTATTGCCACTGAGGATATTGCTGATGGTACAGATGGTAAAATAACTTACTTTGGTAAGGTACGTGGTATTCAGACAGATGGTGCTAACTACAGCGAGACGTGGACAGATGGTGAAGTCCTTTGGATTGATGGTACAGACACAGGAGAACTAACAAATGTGACACCAACGATAGGTATCCGTCTACCTATAGCTTTTGTTATTTTTGCTCACGCTTCTAACGGAATAATTGCAGTCAGGTCTACGTCAGGACACTCTATGGATGAGATGCATGACATGGATATGACAGGTGTAGCAGTTAATGACACTATTATCTATGATGGAACTAACTGGATAAATGATGGTGGAGGTATTAGAAACTTCTTTAATGGAACATTTCAAGAACATTTCGATGCTAAGGTAACTTCAGATGGTGCTACTATCACTATGAGTCTCGAACAGAGTGGAACAGGTGACTTGTCTATGCAGTTTAGTTCTGGTAACTCTCAGTTAGATTGTACACCAGCAAAAACAATCGCTCTTACCGCTGGTACAGATTCTTCACCTCAGTCGAACTATATTTATATCCTAGAAAGTACTGGGACTTTGACTAAAAGCACCTCAGCTTGGCCAGGAGCAGAACACATTAAGATTGCTTACTTCTACGTACAATCAGCTGGAACCGTACAGACTTATGGAGCTTTGGTAAATCAAAACTGGAATGATGGTTCTAGTAACGGAAACGATACCGGACACATTGCTCACATCGGACAATGGATCCGTTCACAAGGAGCTACCTACTTCTCCGGCTGTGACGGTGGAGGTACTTCAGGCTACATAACACCTTACTCTGGTGGAGGTACATTCCAGATAAACGCTGGTGTTATCGCTCAGATGCACTCACACAGTTACGCATCTAAGGACACAAGTGGTTCTGATGTTGGTATTTGTGCTAATTACCCTAGTGATGCATACAAGGAGGTGACTGACTTGAATGACATGTTAGTTGATAGTACTGGTAGTAGTCTAACTGGTAAGTACTTCAACATTATTATCGGTGGTGTAGCTAACAAGGGGGGTGAGTATTCACCACTTATGATTAAGCTACCAGCTGGTAGTTACAACAGCTCATCCAACGCTATTGACGATGTAGACAGCTACGATGACTACGCAATGCCACGAGAGTTCAACAAGGAGAGTTCTACTGGCTTCTTGATAGCTCGTATAACCATCCGTAACCAGAGTGACACCACCTTCACAGTGATGAACACTCAGGACTTGAGAGGACAGGATGCAGCCGTATCAGGTGGTTCAATCGGAGGAGGCACAACAACAGACTTCGCAGATAACCAGTTCACTATCTACAACAACACAGACGCGACTAAGGTGGTAGACTTGGACGCTAGTGCTATCACTACAGGTAACACTAGAACGATCACGATGGCAGACGCTGATGTTGATTTGGCTGAAGTAGCTGTAAACACAGCTAAGACTGGTGTGACTAATGAGATTAGTAACGTAGTAGAGGACACTGCTCCAGAACTAGGAGGGGACTTAGATACTGATGGTAAGGACATCATCTTAGGTGATGCTGTTACTCATACATCTAGTATCCTACTTAATAACTCAGCTCTAAACGATGAGACATGGTCTGGTATCACCATCATCGGTACAGCCGGAGCTACTCTAGCGGTCGGTGATGTATGTTACTTAGCTAGTTCTGGCAAGTGGTTACTTAATGACGGTATCTTGGATGGTACTGACACAGGCTTCGATAAGAAGTTAGGTATTTGTGTTGACGCTAGTACTGACACTAACCCTACAGAGATTCTATTGAACGGTGTGATAGCTTCAGCAGTCTTTCCAACTTTAACAGTAGGCTCACCAGCTTACCTATCAGACACAGCCGGAGACATTATTGTAGCTCAACCTAGTACGACAAATTTCGCCATTAGGAAGCTAGGAGACGCTGTGAGTGCGACAGTGTTCCACTTCAACCCAAGTAATGATGTAATTGTACACGTATAGACTATGCCTACTTCAACAACAACAGACAGTGGCGCACCAGAGATACCAGAGATTCCTTTAGTAATACCAGATAATAATATAGATATGAACAAAGTAGAACTAATAACTAAAATAGAAGCAAAGGTTGGATTCGTTTCAATCATTAAAGACGAATTAGCACCAGACCATGTAGTAAATGACCCTATTGAAAAGCGGTTTCTTTATGTGAATCACGTAAACGCTGACGGGACAATGGGTAAGAAGTTTGTTTATTACTTACTGAACACAGAAACTGATGAAGCTGGTTTCTATAATGTAGAAGAAGAACTAGACTCAAAGGAATTACCAGCCAATGTAAAAGCACTTAAAGCTCTTGAAGCTTATCTAGCTGGAAAGTATGAAGCATACTTTGTACTACGATACGACCTAGAACAGAAAGTAGCAGAAGCAGATGTTTTTGAATTAAATGCTGACAAATCAGCTTTAGCTTCAAAGAAAATTCTTGCTTACCAAAAAGGAACTGACCCAATTAAAGATATTGATATAGTTTAGTATGGCAATAGCTCAAGATACATTAACTGGTATTTTTAGAGACCTCTCTGCTGACAGTAGTGAGACACTTGCTCATGACGGTGGTTCTGGTTCTGACAGGGTTACTATTACCTTCATCTACACAGTAGATTCAAATATAACCACCACAATGACCTACAACGGTGTATCTATGGTTCAACAGGCTCAGGTTGAACGTGGTACTGGTGCTAATAGATTTATGACCTTGTTCTCTAAGTTTGGAACATCAACAGGGACAAATAATATCGTTGCTAGTTTCAGTCCTAATTCAAGGTCTTCTCTAGGAGCTGTTACAATCTCTGGTGCTAATCAAACTGATACGATAGACGGAGCAGCTACTGCCCACCAAGCTTCTGGCACATCTATTACAGCCAACACCTCTCCGACTGTAGATGGTTGTGTTGTCTATGGTATCGTTGAGACATCTAGTGACAACTCTCACACTGCTGGGACAAACACAACAATTATTGATAAGATTGCTGACTTATCAATGATAAGAAGTACTGATATTCCTATTGCTTCATCAGGATCACTACCACTCAACATAAATTATTCTGCAGGCGCAGCTGGTATGGCGGCGATAGTTATTGCTCCAGTAGCAGCTGGGCCATCCACCTCAATAAAAAGTCTTAATGGGTTAGCTATGGCTGATGTTAAAAGCTATAACGGTTTAGCTATGGCTGATATAAAGTCTATTAACGGTTTATCCAATGTTTCCTAATTGTTATGACTCATATGTGTACAAAAGAAGAGCTACATGACGAATTAAAGGAGACGGTTCCTAAGTTGGTTGAGAATGCTTTGGCTAAAAAGACTGCTAAGTTTGTCTGGGGGTATTGGTTGGCTATGATTGGAGTGGCTATAACAGCTTCAGCAGCTTGGTTTACTTTAGCTGGTGAGGTTAATAACAACACCCAAGCTCGAACTGTTGGAGACAGATTCACCGCTCAAGATGGAGAGAACCTCCAGCTCCAAATTGATAGCATAGAGTCTCGTCAAGACAGGTTCGAGGAGTGGCTTATTAGATTTGAAACTAAATTAGACATAGTAATAGATAGAATATGATTGAATTAACTGCGGTTGTAGGTGCAATAGTCGGGATTATTGAAGCGATTAAACGTACTAGCTTTTTAAATACTAAGTACGCTCCATTTTTAGCTCTCGCTATGGGTGTAACTTGGTTCACCTTAACGGGTGAATTAACCATAGCTGAGAATGTGTTTAGTGGAATAGTAGCAGGATTAACAGCTGCTGGACTTTATTCAGGTGGAAAAGTAATAACAAAATAATTATGCCAACAAGAAAAAGAAATCTATCAAAGCGACGAGGTGAAGCTAATAAAAAGATGGTGAAGAAAGTAGTGAGTAAAGTAAAAGGACTACTAGCAAAAAGAAGTAAAACAAGGACACGATCACGACGACCACGACCAACTAAAAAATAATAAATGAAGCCACCAATAAAATATCTTGATACAAGGATGTACCCTGAAGGAGACTGTACTCAGAGGTTTGGGGAGAACCCTGCACTGTACGCTCAGTTTGATATGGTTGGACATAATGGAATTGATTTGGTACGCCCTTGGGGTGAACCTATCTACTCAGTGGAGGCTGGTGAAGTGACTGGAGTTAAGGAGAATCCTCTTGGCTATGGTCGGAATGTAAGGATTGTGTCAGAGAGTCATGAATGGGTGTATGGCCACAACTCCGTGAACTTAGTTAAGGTAGGAGATAAAGTATTCGCTGGACAGATGATAGCTTTGATGGGGAACACCGGCTTCACTATTAGTGGCAGTACTCCCTACTGGAACGCTAACCCCTACGCTGGTACACACTTACATATCGGTGTTAGAGAGATAGTGCACAGTGCTGGAGGCTGGAGTCGAGAAGGTAGTTTTGTAAAGATTAAGGTGAAGAACTACCACAACGGATACAAAGGTAGTATTGACCCATTACCACTACTTAAAACTACGGAAGCACCACTGGTTAATCGTAATATGTGGAAGCAACTACTTACTATTCAATCAATGGTCAATAGCTTAAAGGTTAAGTTTGGTGTAAAATAGAAGAGCCTGAGTGGAGAACAGGTAGTAATTCATCTAATTCACACAAGAAGAAACCGTCTACTAGTGGCGGTTTTTTCCTGTATACTTATAGTCGATGGAACTTACATCAGACAAAGATTTAGAAGGGGTAAATAAATTACCGGTTACCAGTAAGGACTGTGCCAACAGTAGCCTTGAGGACTGGGAGGAAGAAAAAGGAATAGCTGACTTCGACTCACCAAAAGACCCATACCCACGTTAACAAAGCCCCACACTGTTGTGTAGGGCTGTTTTATTAACGCATGGCCATCTGAGTATAGCAGGACCACATGCTGGCTTTGCCTTTTGCTATGTTCTTAGCTAGGAAGTCTATAGCGAACTCAGGGTCTATAGCTTCAGCTATCGTTACATCATGGACTGGTACATGAATCTGCACCAAACCATAACTCTCTTCTCTATCTCCCACCTTATATCCAGCTGGTACATTGGTGGAGGTATACCGGTATCTGGATTGTATCTTGTAATCGTAGCCACTCTCACAGGATATTATATCGTGCATTAGTGATGCACTCACACCATAAGCTGCCGCTGTTTGATTAATGGCTCGTCTTATAGTGTCACCCCTTCAATATAAGTCCAATTCCTTTTCAATATCATCTCGTCTAGTACTCAGCTCGTTAATGTCTGACTGTACTTTCTCTAGTTCTGCTTCTAGTTCCTTCTTACGGATTACGTCTTGTGCTGCTTTGATGGCGTCTTCATCAGTTTGCCATTCAGGAATCTCTACCTCAATCACTTCCTCAACTTCTTGTATTACCTGTACATCGGTGTTAAAGAATCCTTCTCTAACTCCAATCAAAACGATCATAACTAGGACAATCCCACTTGCCCCTAGAATGATTTTAAACATGTTATTTTTGATACGAATGTATCTTAATGATTATGGTAAGGCGTGTATTTCTACCGGCCTTACTAGTATTATATCAGTAATACTGATTAGTTCTGAGAGTTATCCACAGGTCGGGTGAAAAACTCTAGTAACCCCTCTAGGTGGTCTATATATAGTTCTTGGTTTACGCTTTTAGTCCTGAACTCGTCTACTGCTACCAGTAGCCTGTCGATAGCTTCTTCATTATGTCTTAACTTATCATTAAATAAATCTTTAGCATCTATGTATGCTCCCCTGTTCTTTACTCTTAAAAGTTGATTACTCTTGATTAATCCATTCATAGTCCTAGTTAAGTTTTTTTCTTTAGTACTTATCATTACTTACAGTGTACAACCAGTTTACTTAAATAAGAAGAGAACACCTGTGGATAAGAAAAGCCCCCTCAACTGAGGGAGCGTTTGTCTATTTCTTTCATATGATCAATGTAATCTTGATTGTGAGTAGCTCTCATACCAATAAGATAATGGCTATAGCAACAGTACTTACGGACTATTCCATACTTCACTGATTGATAGATAGTTTTGGTTGGTAGTAGATCAGTACCACATTTACGACAATATTCCTGTTCCATGATACACCTCCTTTTTGGGACTGTCCGAAAAGTTCGGACAGTTAACAGATACTTAACATATAAACATAGGCTAGTATTAAACCTACAATGATGATAGCTTTGTAACGAACATCCATAACTTTCTCCTTTAATGGTTTCCACCTGTATTATACCATTAATGAAAATACCAATAAAAGGGTGTCCTATAAAAAACAGCCCTACTTAGTAGAGCTGCGGTACCGGTGAGGGATTAGCACACCATTAAGATTAAATCACCTCCTTCAGTTATACCGTTACATTCAGATTCGTCTAATTCTTCTTGTTTCTTAGACCATGCGTTATGGCAGTCGATGTCGCAGAAGTACAAGATAGTACAAGAACTTTCATTGTACTGAACTTCTAGTGTATCGCCACAGTGCAGACAGTGACTATATGAAATCTTCATTTATCTCTCCTTTAATGAACTTGATGATTGACTCTCGCCTGAGTCCTAGTAATAGTCCTGTAGAACCTTCCTAAGTAAAGCCTCCACGGGGCACTACAGGGTAAGCTTAGCCGCTTCCAAGGCTCCTCAGAAGAGGGTCAACCATTTCCACCTGTATTATACCACCTCCGACTCACCACATTTCACACACCACTGTCTGCCAGCGTTTAGCGAGTAGTAGTAGTCACCTAACTTCAGCTCCTTACCACACTCTGTACACTCCATCGGAGCAAACATTCTACTCTTACGTTTTCTCTTTGAGATGTGTTGTTTGTTGGCTGGTATCATATTGTTATTACTCCACTGGTTAGCTATAGCTTCTGCAATGCCCCTAAACGTCTTACTTCTCAACCTAGCTCTGTCAGGTGATGGTGGTAAGTAGTGAAGTCGCTGCTGTTGGTTCTTAGGTAGTAACAACATTTGTTCTTTTACATTACTTGTCTCTACTAACTTAGGTAGGTTCTTTAACCAGAGACAAGTAGCCTTTGTTTCAGTATGACCAAACATCCAAGGCTGTATTATCTGGTCTGGTTTTCTATACTTTGTAGACATGATACAAACAGGGTTCTCTACTGCTATCTTAGGAATAGGAGCGTTTATCATCTTTATAAAGAAATCAATACCTTCCTGTTGCCTACCATCAGCTATCTTCTCCTTAAACCAAGCCGCACCACTAACAGCTAGGTGAGTACAGGGTGGGTGAGCTATCATCATATCCCAACCATCCTCTAGGATTTTCAATACATCACCTTGTATATGCCATTCAGGATGTCCACCAGAACAGTTTAGGATGTCAGCACTATAAGCTTCATGTCCTAATTTACGTAACTCAATGGTTACAGCTTGAGATTCTTCACAAGCTACTAGTATTTTCATATTTCTTTACTAGAATAAGACCCTTGATTTTGAGATTTCTTAATAAGAAACAATACTGCTTCGTGTCTTGTTAGAGTTGTGTATTTGTTCTCAACAGCGTGTAGTAACTCATTATATTTATCTTCTACTGTTTCTAATTCATATCGTACTTTATCTCCATCTACAAATTCTATACTCTCAATAAACTCTCCAGTTTTTGTATTATATTTATTTATTTTCATATAGTTATCTTACCATCCTTATACGTCACACCCTTCGAGCGAAAGTAGTTAATAAGTATCTGCTCCAGATGTTCAGGTGAACTAGGAGAGTGTTTGGTTGTGAACTCGATTGTAATTTGCATATTATTGTTTGTCTCTATAATTTATCATCATCCCACACTGAACGTCAAAGAGATACTGAGCTTGCATCTCGTCCTGTATAATTAATCCATTCTTAGCTACATCTTCACAAGAGTTACAAGTACAAGTGGTGTAGTCTCGATAAATTCTAGTTTTAATACGGTCTTTGAACCATTGTAAGTCGTGTTTCATACCCCTAAATCCTTAACAAAATTCTCATAATCACTCTCGTTCATGTAGTCCTCGGCTACCTTTAGGATTCGGTCTTGTTGGGATTGGAGGGTGGTGCGTAGCCAGTATAGTTGTGTACATTCAGTTTCTCCACATAGCTCATGGTCTGCACACCAAGATATTTTCTGAAACTCCTCCACTACCTCCTCAATCCTGTCACCAGCTACCGCATTCTGGTTGGCTTCTTCTTTTGAAGAGATACTATCGCCTGAGTTAGTATCTATCGCCTCATCAAAGGTACGCTTCAATGAGCTGTTGTCTCCTTCAAATGCGTCGTGTATTGGGTTGTTCATATCTCATTCTCAATTAAATAAATCTTCATCTTCGCCATACAGTCTTCTGGGCTGGGGTCTGTTCTTAGTTCTTCTCCTTCAAGCTCTGCAAAGTAACCATTTGGTGCTTTCTCTAGGATTACACCATCTGGCATCTGGTCGAATAGTTCGGATAGGGTGTATGCCGAGGGAAACTCTTTTTGGTAATCCTCTCTGAGTTCGTGAGTAGGTATAACTTCTGCACCATCGCTACGCCATTTGAAATAACTCTCAGGCTTCTTGTCTCCCAAGAGCTTGTCTAGTTCTTTGGATAGTTCTAAATTGACGGTTTTCATACTCTATCTAAATAATCTAATAAGTTTGTTGTTTGGGTCATGTTAGTTGATAGCCAATAGTCTTGTAACAACATCTTGAGATGAATGTCCGTCCCACTCTTTTGCTAAATATCTTATTTCACAATTGAATAAATCCCAGTCGTCCATTTCATAATGATTACTGATGTCACCAGTGGGGAGTGTGGCAACAACAATGAACCAGCCACCACCAAAACACAATTCTCCGTCACTATGTTTTATACTTTTATGAACATTAAATTTCCCTTGCTTGTACCATTCGTTAAACAATACAACATTGTAAACTTTCCTAAACTCGTACAGCTCTTTGAACGTGTGATAACCGTCACTAGTGTTTTTATCTATTTTCATACTCTATCTAAATAATCTAATAATTCATCGTAGCTTTTGATTTGGTCGGTAATAGAATCGTTATAACCTCTTAATGCTGCCATAGCTTCTGGATTTCCTAATGCCATTTCTACAACCATTTTCCTCCCCTCTGCCTCAGCTTTCAATGAGCGGATTAGGGTGGCGGTATGGGTTTTTATGTATTGAGGGATGGTTTCTCCAGCATACTCACCAAATCCATGAACCATCGCTATGCTCTGAGCAGAATCTATATATTTCATCCATTCCTGATTGCCTAACTCCTCCTCTCCGTCTTTTATAACTTCTATTGGTGTTTTCATATTAGTCATGACTATTTAATAATGTCGTTCAGAATGGTCTTGACTTGGGTTAGGCAGGAGTTGTGGCCTTTAATACCATCCAATATTAATTTACCTGCATATATTTCAGGGTATTCCTTATCCTCCGGCAATCTCTCAAGCGCTTTATCTATGGTGGCGGTGATGGTGTTGGTTATAAGGGTGTCTAAGTCAGTTGGAATGAGACATGCTAAAACATGATTTTTCTTTTTGAGCCACTCCTCCCTAGCTTCCTCCTGTTGTTCCTCTATAAATTTACTCATACATACAAAATTCTATCGGTGCTGTTAATAATTCCTCTGGTATGCAACCGCTGACCATATAATTATGGATGGTACATAGGACGATTGCTGAAATGGTGGTCATAATTTATTTCTTAATTGCTAATTCCATCTGGTCAGGTGGGTAGGTTTCCTCGATAAATATTGAGCCGTGCATATCACTGATAACCATTCCGGCTATGAAGCCAACGATAAACAGGATGAAGTGGTGGAAGGGCATGTTAGCTGAATAATATCCATCCGATTAGTAATACTGCTGGTGCTATCCATAAGGCTTGTACTAGCCAATTTTCTTTATTGTGCATAGGCTCAGGCTCTTTCTTTAGAAAGACCTTTAAGATACAAGCTCCACATAATCCCGTTACGAAGTCTGTTCCAGTATCTCTACCACATTTATCACACCAATCTGTTGGGAAGTTTCTATTGTTCATTGTAATGTAAGTCTATTAAGTTTCTTATCACTTCACTTTGGGATTGTTTCCATCTATTAGCTAGCTTCTGCAGTCGTACCGCTTGTCGTCTGGTTAGCTTGAAGGAGGTTTTGCGATCGTAGATCATGGTGTGATAGGGTGCTTTAGTCATTAAGTAGTTCTTTATTCTCGTAAATGTTTCCGATTACTTCTGTATCATCATCAATCCATTCACCTAAGGTCTCTCCTCTTGATTTAGTTTCCCCAACTTTCCAAAAGTCGATAATGTACTGTGCTGTCTCTGAACAGTACTCAACGTAACCTATTTCACTTTCATCATCTAAAATATCCCCCTCAAAAATCTCCTTACCATTCTTATCGTCTAATGCTGTGTATTGCATTGGTACAAACCGCTCATTACTGAAGAAGTCGTGTCCGGCTATGTTCTGCTCTTCGGTAAGTTCAAACATATACTTCTCTTCATTATCCCACGCTCTAAATTTTATTTCTCGTTGCATAGTTGATTCTCCATTACGTTTACTGCGTTCCATTGTGCAGTAGTGCCAATAAATTCTAGCTTCTCTTCCCAGTACTCAGCTCCATTATCAACCGTTAGGGTGAGTAGGCTGAGGCGAGGTAGTAGTTCGTAGTTATACATGATTATATATGTAGATTATCTAAGGCTTCTAATGTTCCTTTGAATAAGGGTATCTCTTCAACATCTTCTTTTATACCAGTCAATTCTATAAACTCTTCTCTGGTAATTTCTCCTTTCATTTGCTTAAGAAAGAGACTGCTCACATCTTCTCCTGTTTCTTTAATGATAACTTTCATACTATAAATTGTTATCTCGCTCGCAGTCAAATGCCCATTGGTTCTTCGCTGCGGTACGGGCTAGTTTTAGTAATGCTTCGGCTTGTTCGTCTTCTCCGGCTTCCTTGGCTCTACTGGCGTAGTGGTACAAGGTGACATCATCGTCTTCCTTGATAGCCAAGACGACATCATCATGGTTCTGGTACTCCGCTGCTTTGATTGAAAATGACATATATAATACTTAATGTGTAATACCTTATATATTAGCAGGTATTACCGATTGGTCAAGAGAGTTATCCACAGCTTACAGTCCAATAGCATCCAGGTCATCTACTGACCTTATTAAGTAGTAATCACCTCCGTTACGCTTACACCTGTTCTCAAATAGTTTCTGATCTGCTGACTGTCTGCCCTTCGGAGTCTTTATCTCAAAGCCGGTGAACTTGCCGTTTATTATCGCTAGGATGTCTGGTACTCCTTTTAGTCCGTTGTGCGCTCGGTAGCCGTTCATCTTAGGGTCAAAGATTGCTAGATTATTCTGTCTCCAACAGAAGATACCAGCTTTCTTTAATCGTCTTAACACTGCACTCTGTACTTTGTTCTCAGCTTTAGCCATACCTTAATTATACCTTACGCCCACTTGTACCCTTTGGGTTTATACCCACCCTTCTGGTCAATCTTAAATTGCTTCATTTCAGCCGGACTAATAAAAAGATAAGAGTAGTCAGCTTCGATACCATGACCATCGTTAGTCTCATCCATGACAGGGTAGTTCGCTCTGAGGTGTGTGAGGTGACTGAAGAAGGACTTGATTGGTTGTGGCTTAGGGGGACTCCAACGGTAGATGATTTCATCTCCCTTCACTGTGCTACGCACGTTCTTATCCTTCATCACCTTAGTCAGCCACTCATCTAACTGGTCTAAGGAGACACCTCTACCCTCTGCTCTCTTAGCAAGTTCAGAGTAGGTAATCGTACCAGATTGCTTAATGGCTAATATGATTTTAGATACCATTATTTGATAGCCACAGTTTAGCTACTGCTGTCTCAGGGTCTTTAGCGGTGTAGATACGTCTTGGGTGTTTAGCTCCAGCTCCTGATTTAGCCATTACTCTACCGTCTGAGTGCCAGCTGATAGAACGTAGGTCAAAACTACAGGCTTCTATAAGCTCTGAGAGGTTTGGGATACGAGTTTCAGTAGGTAATAATGCCGAAACCTCATTTTCCTTTATTTCACCATCAATCTCCTTGTTATATATTTTCATACAACAGTCACACTGGTCTATACCCTCGTCACTGTATTGGTCTTTCTTACACCTATCACAAAAAAACGGTAAACCGCCCTGCGGAAACCCAGCGTCCTTTAATTGTTTACATAATTCATAGTCCATAGTCCTACCCACCACTAGTTGATGGGTAGAGTATAGTTAGAAGCTGAGAGCTTGCACAAACTCCCTTGCCTTCGCTACCTTCTTTTTTATCATCTCAATCTTCTCTTCGTCGTACTCCACTTGAAATTCCTTGATACGTAGGTGCTTGGGTAGGTGTTCGTACTGGTAGTCCTTGGCGAAGTCATCAGTCATGTCTAAAGGATAGCCTTTTTCATCTATGACAAGCATCCCTCTATTCTGTTTCTTAAACTCATACCTTACAAGCTCATCAGGCGTATCCATCAGAGTGTAGATGACTCTACCCTTAGTCCTACCTACCATCCACATGTATCCTAGTAGTTGCCACTCGTAGTCCTTCTTAGGGCAGGTCTTACTAAACAAAGGGAAGGTAGTGAAGTCCCAGCTGTTCTTTATGTCTATAATCTCATCGTCAGTGATAACATCCGGTTCCCCTGTCATCCAGTCATTACTGAACTGCTCCTTGTTGTTAGTCCAGGTGTTGTCTAACATAGCGATGGAAGCGTCTTCGCAAGAATTTCCCTTGGTCATGTACTTAGAGTCTATCGGCTTACGTCTATCGTAGAGAGTCTCCTTGTACCAGAGAGTGATGAAGGACTTAGCAGTAGCAGATAGCTCACCAGCTTCCTTGTCAGCCTTAGTACGAGGCTCAGTCATTAGTTTTCCTAATGAACTGGCCCTGATTCTGAAGGTTGGGGTGGTTTGGTTATGGATTTTCATGGTTATTCTATTTTTATGTCTACTCCACCATCCTTATTAGGAGTTCGAGTTGTTGTTTGAGGTTTACCATTAAGACCCAAACTTGATGTGACTATTGGTCTATCATCAGGAGTAGCAAAGATAGTTTGTTCACCTTCTTTAAGGATAACCTTCTCAAAAAACTTACCATCTATTTCTACTATAACTGTCTTGTCTCTTATCTCTAATATTTCCATAAGCTAGAAATCCATTGGTTTTGCTACTTTAATAATCGCCTGCCGGTATGGTTCATCCATATCTTTTACTTCTTTAGTTAGTTCATTAAACCACTTTAACGACCTATGCTCTTTGTCTATTTTGTTCTGCCACATAGACCACGCATTATGCACATCATTGTTGGTACATCTAACTCCAACAGTTAGTACTAATAAAGTGTAAACTCCTAATAGTTCCTCATATGGAGTTCCCTTCATATGGAGTTCCTTATCAAGGTTGTTCTCAATCATTTGTATGTAGTTCATAAGCTAGAAAGGTGTTACCTCTCCTTCTGCCTTAACGAAAGCCTCTCCACCTTCTGCGTGAGCCTTCAGGTCACAGTTGAACTCCTTGAGAGCCTTCTTCTGGTCGGCGGTTAGGTCTGTCTTATCCAATCGGGTTACTTGGTATTTGTCTGCAGGCTTCTTACTATCATCAAAAGTAATCTTAAAGTCGTAGTCAGTTACGTCTGCTAGGTCTGAGTCATTATTAATAGTTAGAATAGGGTTAATAAGAGTTTGCTTATCTAAGGTAAGAATACATGGTGCTTCTGCATCATAGTTCCAAGCTACGATATAGAAACATTCACTAGGGGTTTGTTCAGCTCCTTGGAAACCTTCAGACTGGTTTTCCATAGTAGGAAACTTTACTGATCGTATAACTGCAACCTCTGGCTTTCCATTGTCTTTTGTTTTTCCAGTAAGTTGGAAGTATGAGTAACCCATTTCAGCATCTCCGTACAGTCGTACTTTGATACCGTTAGCTTTAATTTCTCGTGAGTCTAGGTAGAGGGTGTTTCCTCCGCTAGTAGTATCTATTTGATTGTTGATTTTCATAACTTTTATATATGTTTTTAAATACTTATTAATCTGTCAGAGACAGAGTGTAGGAGGCAAGGATTTGCCGAGACTGGGTCGGGTCAAACATACGAATGTGCCCAGCTACCTAATTACTCGTATAGTCACCTTGCATAGCACGACCTCGGTGTCCATTGGCTTAACCGTAGTGCCCCAATAGTCCTGTGTGCGTCTACCTATTCCGCCACTCCTACACTCTACTTCCGACTGATGGTGGGCTAGAGTCGAGTTTGGCATCTAGAATACCTAATGAAGTACCCGACAACTCCGACTATAACCAACCATCCGACTATAACCAACCATCGTTCTGGGGTTACACCCCTTCCAACCATCCTGGCCAGACTAGTACCCACGAGAGTCGCGGCTCATGGGGACTGTCTAGCTTGGAGCTGTCTCTAAACTAAATAGTAGGGGGGTTGATTTCCTACTACAGGTCACGCATTGTTACCTGCTTACTTATACTACTACCGATTTACTTCCTTGGGTAGCGAGTTGTCCACAGATCTGTTATCCACACGCCAGTAACCACTCACGTTCTTATAGCCAGCCTTAGCTAGGTAGTCCTCGTAGGTCTTACCCTGCGGTACTCTGGTCTTGAGGACACACTGCTTACAGACAATCCGCTTCTTATCAAAGAGACTACTAGCCTTATGCTCCTTACACCTCCGGCAAAATTTTTCTATCATATTAAGTGATTGGGTCTTCTATTAGAGTCCATTCACCATTGTTTCTCTTTTGGTAGATATAGCCTTCATCATCTAGGGCTGTTAAAAAATGATCATCTTTAATATCTATTGTGTGTGTTATTTGTATTACTTTTGCCATATTATATCAATGCCTTAACTGCTTGAATAAAGTTCACATCGTTTAGCTTCATATATAGTGCGATGGTGTCTCCACGTTCATCACATGAGAAACATCTGAAGCGATTGTACTTACGGAGTGACATGCTGGCTGTGTTGTCGGTATGAAACGGACATCGACACATGCCATGATGGATGTGAGTACCAACCTGTTCAGTGAATAGTTCCTTAATGTCGTAATCTCTAGCGTTCTGAATGTCGTTGTCGGTAATTGCTCCTGGTCTTGGTGGGGCTAAACGACTCTTAATCCGTTTGATTATCCTTAGTGGTTGCTTAGTCACTTCCTTTACTCTTAACTGATATATGTCATGCCAAAGCATGTCCTTAATCTCATTATTAGTAATAGGATGCTTGTTTATCTTTTTTAAACCATCTAACATATTAGACTGTACAGCCTCGTTTATCTCGTTGAGATTATCGGAAAATATGTCCAGTGCTTGAGTTAAGGTTATTTTTTGCTCCATGGTGATTTATAATTTTTAGGTACATCTTGCATTATATTATGAGCTTGAGAACGACTTATCCCGAAGAAATAGGCAATCTGCCTTGAGTTATAGCCCTGTGAGGCTACTCCCCACATTAACTCATTCTTCTTCTCTTCTATATAAGGTTCTATTTCTTTCTTATTCATAGCTTCATTGTAGCATACTCTTGTGTAAAAGTTGTCCACAAGATGTAAATTTACGTGGACAAGCGGTATGTTACAATACTGACTATGGAAAACACCTCACACCAAATTAACGAAATATTATTAGATGCAGGATTAGAAACTATAGAAGAATGTGATCCTTGCCCAGAGCGTACAGCTTACTTAGCACACTTAGAAGACTCTTGGGAAGACGCTGAGAAGTGGGAGAAAAAACGAAAGATTCTTGAGACTGAATATATCGCTAACTTCTATAAGTATTTCGCTAGTAATAATCCTCACTTACTATTTGAAACTGGAGAAGATAAATCATACTGGAATTACAATGAGAGTGAGGGTGTTTATGAGGGTGTGAATTTCTCAGTAGTTAGAGGTAAGGTGATTATGTTGTTGATGGATGAAGGGTTTACTACTAGAGCAACTGAAACTACTGCCAAGACTATCTTGAATCGGTATCGGGCAGCTATAGCTGAACGTGGAGTGTCTTTAGATTCATTTGTTAATCTGACAAACATCTTACAATTTAAGAATGGTTGGCTAGACTTAAAAACTCTTGAACTAACCCCACATACTCCGGAACGACTGTCTCTATTTAAGATGGCTGTTGATTACGATGCTGACATTACTTGTTCTTTATATGATAAAGCTCTTGATTTCGATTATGAAATGCCAGCAGACCAAGTGAGAGTGATAGACCAGTATAGTGGTTACATGCTAACCAACAGCATTAAGGAGCAGCAGATGTTGATATTTGAAGGTACTACTGGTTGCGGTAAATCTACTATTCCTAGAATCTGGTTAAGGATTTTAGGTAAGAAAGGAGTGACAGCTAATCTCGAAAGTCTAGGGGGAGCCGAGGTTCGTTTCTTAGGAGAGAAGTTTGCCCACAAAAACTTTTGTTTCTTTGATGAGGCTAACCCTCAGACTAAGAGTATGAACAACTACTTTACATCAATGGTTGATAAAGATGTTATTGACGTTGAACGTAAAAGTGTTCAACTAAGAGTGGAAGTTAAAAATACTTTGAAGATTGTATTGGCTCTTAATAAGATGCCCTACCACCAACCAGATGCTCTTGATCGTAGATATCGTCATATTCAATTCACTAAGTCATTTAGTGATGATGGTGATGCTGATAAAGACCTACTTAATAATATTGTAGAAAATGAGTTGTCTGGAGTTTTAAATAGGATGATTCGTGGTTTACATGATTACTGGAAGATGGGTGGTATGACAATGATAGCTGGTGAAGCTGATAGGAAGAGGGAACAGACACTAGCAGCCGATGACATAAGTGCTTTTGTTGAGGAACACTTCTTACCAGTCCATGACAGCATAGTTAGATACGATTATTCTAATATGAAGACAGCGTTTAGTAATGAGTTTTCTAATAGTTTCAATCGAGGTCTATCTGTCCGAGCCTTTAATAAGGAGTTGAAGGGTATTAGACTGCCTGAGTTCAAACATATTAGTACTGGTCAATCTAATGGAATTAGGGGTTATACAGGACTTGAATTGAAGTCAGGACACACCCTTGATTCTTATGGAATTGCAGTAAATGGAGTGAAGATTGAGGATGATTTCTAAAAAAGCTCCAACGGAACAATAAGGGTATTCTCAGTAACACTTCTTTTTTAAAGTTCTGTTACTGGCTATATACTTATTGTTTTTTTGTGTCTTAATAGGTTTCACGTGGCACACTAAGTAACAGACTTTGGCGTTTCAGTACCTAAAGAGTAACAGACTTTGAGCAGAAGTGTTACTGAGAATAGTGTTATTTAGCACCGTAGAATCTCTCTCAGTAACACAAGTAACAGACTTTATAACTTATTAATAATAATTAATATAATATATATATATATATATCTGGTACGAATTAAAACCTTCAGGTATGACAAATGTTATAAAGTATTGTGTAATGTATTCTCTTTCTTTTCTTGTTGGCTAAGTATCTGTGTTAAAATCACCACCAAGATGCTCCGAAATATCCTCGAAATGTTGTTCCTGGTTTTACCTCTAATCTTGTTCTTAATTGTGACTGATAACTTCGAGTGGAAGGATGGTTGGATAAGATATGTGCCAGGAGGGAAAGAGCGGAGAGATGCTTTAAAGAAATATGGTACTATTTAGTAATGAGAAAATGCTACAACTGTAGAGAACCGGTGAAAGGTAAGAAGCTGCTTTGTAAGAAGTGCGAGGGTAAAAAAATAAAGAACACAACTGGAACGTTAATCATTTACCACACAGTTTAATGGTATAATATATCTATATGGCACATCCAGGTGGAAGACCAACTAAATACACTAAAGAACTTTCTGAAACTATTTGCGAAAAATTAGCGAATGGTAACTCTTTAGCTAGTATCTGTCGTTTAGATGAAATGCCAGAAAGAGCAACAGTTCACCGATGGTTAGTAACTGATAAAGAGTTTTGTGACAGATACAAGGTGGCTAGAGAAATACAAGCAGAGGTTTATGCTGATGAAATGGAGAACATTGCGATTGAAGAAGAAGATGTGCAAAGAGCTAGACTTAGGATAGATACAAGGAAATGGATAGCCTCTAAGTTAAAACCAAAGAAGTATGGTGATAAGATTGATGTAACAACTGATGGTAAAGCATTACCAGCTCCAATTATTCCTTTAGATGTTTAGTGAGACTTCAGCTACAAAAAAAATAGTAGCAATGAGTAAAAAGATTAGAGCTATCCAAGGAGGAACATCAGCCTCTAAGACTGTTTCTATACTTCTGTATCTAATAGCAAGATGTCAGTCTGATAAGGAATCAACATTAACTTCAGTGGTAGCTGAGTCATTGCCTCATCTAAAACGTGGAGCGTTACGTGATTTCAAGACAATAATGCAGACTCATAATTACTGGAATGAAGACAACTGGAGTGCTACAGATTTTATCTATACCTTCGAGACTGGTAGTCAGATGGAGTTCTTTGGTGTAGATAGCCCTGACAAGCTCCGTGGTGGACGTAGAGACCGTTTATTCATCAATGAGGCTAACAATGTACCTTTAGCAGCATTTGACCAGTTAGAGGTAAGAACTAAAGAATTTGTTTTTCTTGACTGGAATCCATCACATGAGTTTTGGTTTTACACAGATGTATTAAATCATCGGACTGATTTACAACATATCACTCTTACTTACTTAGATAATGAAGCTCTTAGTAAAGAAATCATCAGCTCTATAGAAGCTAGAAAGAGTAACAAGATGTGGTGGAAAGTATATGGTGAAGGTAAGTTAGGTGAGATTGAGTCACGTATCTTTACACGGTGGAATATTATTGACTCTATACCAGAAGAAGCTAGGTTAGAAGTAAGAGGAATGGACTTTGGTTATAGTAATGACCCTTCAACCATTATTGATGTCTATAAGTATAATGGTGGTTTTGTTTTAGATGAACAGCTATATCGTAAAGGTTTACACAATAAACAACTGGCTGATATTTTAAATAACTTGGAACAATGTACTACTACAGTAGTAGCTGATTCAGCCGAACCTAAGTCTATTGATGAGATTAGGAGTTATGGGGTACCAATATTCCCAGCTAAGAAAGGACAAGACAGTATTAATCAAGGTATTCAGCTAATGCAAGGTTTAACCATCTCAGTTACTAAACGCTCTAAGAATCTTTTGAAGGAATATCGTGGTTATTTATGGATGGAAGATAAAGACGGAAAGATTATAAATAAGCCAACTGGAGCAGATCATCAACTTGATGCAGCAAGGTATGCTTTCTCTTTACTATTCCCCCATGAAGAGGCAACCGAAGAAAGTAGTCTATCTATCTATTAGTCGTGGTATAATTATCGCAATATGGCACAACATTTATCCCAAGAGGAAGCACAACGGCAATTATTAGGATTAGTAACTGATGAAGTAAATCGCTACGACAAAGCTCAGTATTGGATTACAGACAAGATTGCTCTCAACATGAGAGAGATGATTAAAGAGAACCGTAAGAACTACTGGGGTATTTATGATGACCCTGTAGATGGTACGACTGGTAAAGAAAAACTATGGGTACCATTAACTAGACTCCTAGTTGATGCAGTCCGTAAGAATGTAAACCTTGACCCTAAAGATGTCCGCTTTCGTTCTACAGATCCTGATAGTTCACACTTCACTCACTTAGTTAGAGGCTACATAAAGAAATGGTTATCTAAAACATATTTTAACCATACTCTTAATCAAGCTGGCTTCACTACTTCCGTAGATGGAACTGTAGTATGGAAAACTTACTTGTTAGATAAGAAGATTGTCCGGAAAGATGTTGACCTACTAAACGTATATATCGACCCCAGTGCTGATAGCATTCAGGATACTTACCGCTTCACTGAGCGAGTACTAATGACTAAGACTGAAGTAGAAAAGATGGACTGGTTAAATAAAGATAGGTTTGTTGCTGAAGAAGATGTTGAAAAGGTAGACGGTGAAGGAGCAACTAAGTCTGGAGAGTTCGGCGATGTGTATGAATCATGGGGATACTTCCCTAAGCATTTAGTGTTAGCAGCAATGGGTGAAAACTACCAAGAAGAAGATGTAGACAAGGAAATGGAATCACAGGTAGTTATCTCCGGACTAAATACTGGAGCAATCACTTTCCACTTTGCTGAAGAGAATAAAGAAAAGGACAACCAAGGGAACATCATTAAACCTTACGAAGAAGGTTGGTACTTAAAAGTTCCTAATCGTTGGTATGGAGTTGGTATCGCTGAAACAGTTATGCCTCTACAGTACTGGATTAACACAGTGGTTAATCTACGTATCAAGAAGAACACAATGGCTCAACTGGGATTACTAAAGATCCGTCGTGGTTCTAAGGTGACACAACAGATGCTTCAGAACCTAGTTGGTAAAGGAGTGATTGAATTAGCTGACCCAGAGAATGACTTACAACAGTTACGAATTGATGAATCAGGACAGTCTAGTTATGAAGACGAGAAAGTAGCAAGAGGATGGGCGCAAGATATAACTTCAGTGTTTGACGCTTCACTTGGAGACTTACCAGCTTCAACTTCTGCTACTGGTGCAGTTATTCAGGACCGACAACAACGCTCAGCCTTCCAGTTAGTTACTGAATCAATGGAGCATTTAGTCCAACGTTGGATGGATAGACACGTTTTACCTAATACACCAGTAATGATTAAGGATGAGAAGTATATTACTTTCTTTAAAGACTTTGATGATATTAAGAAAATACGTGAAGCTATCGTAGCTAACCTGGCAATGGAATCTCTAGCTAATCTTTCTGGTGGAGTACCAACTGAACTTGAAGTAGAGGAAGCAATGAGAAAGGCTGAACGTAAGTTGGAATCTAAGGGAGACTTCTTTATTGAGCAGGTAGATAAGTTGTTAGTAGACATGATGGAGACAGAAGTGTTCATGACTAACACTGAGGTAGATGTAGCGGTAACAGTCAGAAACTTACTAGAGCTAAGGAATGGCCTATCACCAGAAGCAGCTAACGAGATGACAGCTGAAGCTCTAGACTTGCTCGGGTTACAAGTACCTAACTCACTCAAAGAACCAGTACAAGAAGAACAACTAGAGGCTGGAGCAGCACCAAGCCTTCCAGCTTTTAATGAGCAAGCTATCTCTACTGAAGCTTTAGCTCTAGGTAGTGAACAAAGATAATGAAAAAAGAATTTGACGAAGACACCACTAAGCAACTAGGTCGAGCAGCTGAGATTGAAGCTATGCTCGGCTCAGCTGGTTGGTCTTATGCTGAAGCTGATTTAAAGGACTACATAGCCAAACTAAAGGACATTAGTACTATAGATTTAGCCAGTGATACTGTTATTCAACAGCTAAGGGACCAAGTAAACACTGCTGCTGTCCTTGAAGATTGGCTGGAGTCCTTAAAGAGTCAGGTAAATAATGCTATAATTATCACAGAACATAAAGGAACAGTTAAAACAGTAGAAAGACGATAGCCCTGCAACACCTTAGCAGGGAGCTTGTCTCCCTATTATTAACTATCCAAACACTATGGAAACAGAAAACCAAACCGAAGAAACCCAAGTTGATGATTCTCAATTGAAATCAGCAGCCGGTAATGAGGCGGAATCTGTTGCAACTGATAGCTTGACCTTGAGTGAGATAAACGACCTCACAGGGAAAACCTATAAAGACAAAGAATCTGCCCTTAAGAGTATTAAGGACATGAGTTCACAGGCTGGAAAAGCCGCTGACTTAGAAGGCAAGCTTAAGAAGGTTGAGACACCTAATAAGCAACTCACTGCCGTACAAGAACAGCTAAGCCAATTACAGAATGATGCCTTTTTCAAAGACAATGAAGATTTCAATACTAATCGTGAGCTAATCGAAAAGATTGCTAAAGCAGATGGTATCTCTAATCAAGAAGTTGTCGAAACTGAACTGTATAAATCAGTCTCAGGAACAGTAGCAAGTCAGAGTACAAGGACTGTAGCAAGTACTAATGGAAGGGTGGCACAATCCGCAGCGTCAAAGGAGTTTGACCCTAAAGGAAAGTCACCTGATGAGTTAGCAGCTTTTGTTACAGGAACTTATTTTAAAACATAAAATATGTCAACTCTCGTAACCTATAACGATACTTCACGTCCAGAGGACTTGGTATCAGTTGTAACCAACGTGTCACCAACACAGACTCCTCTTTTGAGTCGTCTATCACGTGGCGCACAAGCAAAAGGAACTCTACATGAGTACCTTTTAGACACCTTCGCTAGTTCAGCAGACAACGCTGCAATTGAAGGCGCAGCATTTAGTTCTGACGTTCTAGTTGCTCCAACACGTGGAAGCAACATCACTCAAATCTTTCGAAACGATATTGAAGTATCTGGTACACAGCAAATGGTATCTGAACCAGAAGCACTGAACTATCAAACTCGAAAGACTTTGAAGGAACATGCAAAGGATATTGAGAAAGCTATGATGGCTGGATCACAGGCTTCAGGTGAAACTGATGGCGCACGTCGAATGACTGGTGTAATCAACGCTCTTACTACAAACGCAACTACTCAGGCTTCAGCTTCAACGCTGACAGAAGCTGGTTACAACGACCTTTTGGAACTTGTACACGGTTCAACTGATGAGTTCCCAAACATGGTATTCGTTGGTTCTAAACTAAAGCGAACTATCTCAGGATTCACTGGTGGAAACACTAAGAACCTTGACGGTACTACAGGTAAAGTCAGCAATTTCGTTGCTATCTACGAAGGTGACTTCGGAGTACAGGAGATTATGATTCACCGAGATGTACCGAACGCAGCAGCTGGACGGTCAATCGTTGGTATCAACTCTGACTACCACCGTATCTCATACATGCGACCTACAAACATTGTAGAAATCGCAAAGGTAGGAGACTCTGATCGAAAGATGTTGCTTACAGAGGTAACTCTAGAGCACACAGGTGAGAAAACAGGTTTCGTCGCTAACCGATATGCTAGCTAGTTAATAGTTACATATTAAGCACTAAGCACCCGAAAGGGTGTTTTTTGTTGTGGTACAATAAAACCATGTTAAACATTTTCAAAAAGCTGAGGAAGAAGAAGTGTGACAGATGTAAGAAAGCTCCAGTAAACGAAAAGCTATACCCCACGTCTAAGAATGAGTGGATTTGTGACGACTGTAAAAACAACTAGTTATGTCTACTGAATCACACGTTTACCATAAGGATGGTGAGTTAGCGGGGCTTTACACTATTGATGGAGTTGAAGCTCGCAGAGTATTTGGTAATAAGAAGTTTTGGGAAGGTGTCGATGAGTTGATTAAGCTCTACACACAACTTCATCCAATGGAGATGAAGACAGCTTCTATAGAGAACGCCCAGATTAAATTTGATAATAAGAATAAACACGGCTCAAATGAATCTAAGTCCATGCGTCAGGCATTAAACATTCCTTATGGTTTGTACCTAGTTTTGATAGATTATGAACCAACTTTATTACGTAATAAAAAGACTCGGACAGCTTTTATGAAGAGGTATCCGCATTTACGAGCATGTGAAACTGTATGACAACAGAAAAACTTAAACGTAGATTTATAACTGCTGACTATAAAGGGAAGGAAGACCAAGAGAAATCTTTTAAAGAGTTTATGAGGAGAGAATGGTGGAAGTTTTGGAAATGGATTTAATATTTATATATGAAAATATCTCTAGCAATTATTGTTAAAGCAGATGATGGAGAGGCACAAGGACTAGACAATTTACTATCTTCAGTAACAGGAATATTTGATGAAATATGTATCACGATCACCGGTGAGAATGCACTGGTTGAAAAGGCGGCTAAGAAACATGATGCTAAGATTAGCTATTTCGAGTGGATTGATGACTTCGCTAAGGCAAGGAATTATAACTTTTCGCAGGCTACGGGTGATTGGATTGTCTGGTTTGATGCAGATGATATTGTCAGGAATGCAGAGAACATACGAAAGAATATTGAGTTGGCTGACAAGAACCAAGTAACCGGCTTATCGACTCTTTATCATTATTCTCACGATGCAGAGGGTCAGGTAGCAGACTCACATTGGAAGAAACAGTTTGTGAAAGCTGGGTACTATGAATGGAGAGGAATGATACATGAAGATTTACTACCGATTAAAGAAGGAAGAGACGCTAACATTAGCGATGTTATTCGAGTACACACTGCCACTAAAGCAGATAGTGAAGCTAGTCTATTACGTAACTTAAAGATATTAAAGAAGGCTATAAAACAGGAACCGAATGAACCTCGACATTATTTCTATTCAGCTCGTTGTTACCTCGGTACTGGAGAATGGAAAGAGGTTGTCTACGCTGTTGAGAAGTATTTAACACTGTCTGATTGGAAAGAAGAGCGGTACGACGCTACTAATATGGCCGGTGAAGCATGGATGCGTTTAGGTAATTCTGGTAAGGCTATTGAAACTCACCAAAAAGCTATCCTAGAATTAGAGGATGCTCCTGATGCTTACATCTATAAAGCTCGTAACTACATTCATAATGAAGAATGGCATAACGCTATTACTAACCTAGAGATAGCAGATCAGCGAGATAAAGATGCAGTAAACTTAAAGAAGTCAGCTCTATATGACCATGACTTATTTGTATTGTCGGCAATCTGTTTGATGAATTTGGGAATGTACCAACAGTCAGTTAATGCGGCTAAGAAGGCATTTAAGAATCGGCATACTGAGCAGTCACAAGAGATATTAGAGTTAGCAGAACAGATGTTAGTTGATGAGAACTTAACTAACACCTACCGTAGATTAGGAGAGTCTATGTTAGAAGATAAGGAGCGACTAAGTAAGCTACTTGAAACAGTACCAGCTACAATAAAAGATGACCCTAGGCTTCTAACTTTATTTTTTGCTGCTAACCCTCCTAAGAAGTGGGCTGACAATTCTATTGTCTGGTACTGCGGTAACTCTCTAGAAGACTGGGACGGTAACAGCATTAAGAATGGTGGTATTGGTGGCTCAGAGACAGCAGTGATTGAGTTATCAAAGCGACAAGCTAAAGCTGGTAAGGAAGTGACTGTCTATAATCGATGTGGTGCGCCAGCCGAAGGTGAGATGATAGATGGTGTTCTATATAAGAACTTCTGGCAGTATAATCAAGAAGATGAGTTGGACACTATAATTCTATGGCGTTCACCAAGATTAGTTGACCATGTAAAACATGCTAAGAAGATTATTGTTGATATGCACGATGTTTCTAATGATGGGCTGTTCACTAAAGAGAGATTAGATAAAATAGACAAGGTTCATGTAAAGACTAACTACCATAAAGGACTATATCCATCTATTCCAGAGGAGAAGTTTGTAGTAGTTGGTAATGGAATTAATCTAGAACGTTTCCCTAAAGAGAAGTCAGAAAAGACTCTAACTAGATTTATTTACACATCATCTGCTAATCGAGGATTGGAGAACATACTAGATATGTGGCCAGAGATACGAGAGAAAGTAGCCGAAGCTGAACTACACATCTTTTATGGCTGGAATACTTTTGCAGAAGCTCACAAGAACGATCCAGTAAAAATGGAGTGGGTTAAATCAATGAATGAAAAGATGAGTCAAGAAGGAGTAATCAATCATGGAAGAGTAGACCAACAGACTCTAGCTGATGAAATGAGTAAGTCTCACTTATGGTTATATCCAACAGAATTTGCAGAGATACACTGTATTACAGCTCTTGAAATGCAAGCAGCCTATGTTTATCCTATTACTACTGGTTACGCAGCTTTGAAAGAAACTCAACTAGGAGGAGTGCAACTATACGGAGACCCTAAAACTAAAGAATGGCGCAAAACCTTTTTAGGTGAGATACAGAATGCAGTGAATCATTCAGACCAATTGAATCTAAATAGAGGTAGAGAATTAGCAGAGAAATGTAGTTGGGATAATGTATCAAAGTCATGGATAATTTAGAGACAATCAGTCCTGAAGAAGCGGTAGGTTATATGGGGCCACACTTAGACGCACTTAGAAAACAAGTAGCTATAAAAAGCATCTTAGACATAGGGGCTGCAGCTGGCCACTTCTCTAAGTTTGCTCTTAGGTATTGGCCTGAAGCTAAAGTGACAGCTATTGAGTGTAATGAGATAAATAAATTCTTTTTAGACCCTACTAATTGGAACGTACAGTACGCTTGTCTAGGTGATAAAGCTTGTACTAAAACCTTTTATATTAACCCAATGGAAAAGCATGGTGGAGGCTCTAGCTTCTACATAGAGAATACCAAACACTTCGACAACTCTAGTGAGTATGAAAAGGAGATTATAACGTTAGACTCGATGGAGTTACTACCACATGACTTAATAAAGATTGATACTCAAGGTAGTGAATTAGATATTATTAAGGGTGGTGAGGAAACTATTAAACAAGCTAAGTATCTACTATTAGAGCTATCTTTTGTAGAGTTTAACAAAGATGGTTGTATGATTGATGATGTTTTAGCCTACACTAGAAAGCTAGGTTTTAGGATTATTGACACGTTTGGTCCTCAGTTTGGTGGTCACTGGTGGGAAGGTAGAAAGATACAAGTTGATGTTTTGTTAGCAAAAGAAACAGAACCAGTCTTTGAATTTAGAGGTTAGTGGTATAATTACAGCTTATGGATAAGATTGAACCTGTAGCACAGCCTGAACCGATGGCTGATATACCACAGTCAGCAGAACAAACTGGTATTGGTATGGATATTCACGCTATGAAGCTGGAAGGTTTTTTCGGTATTCAAAATCCTAGTAGTGAAGAACAAAAATCATTAAGTGAAATGACTAGATTACTTAATGGTAATAATATGGATGTAGTAGATTTTCTTTGGGAAGTTAAGAATGTAGAGAACAGGATTGGTACGCCACCATTAGGAATGTCACGACTCCAGCATACTTATAATTTTATTAAGATTAACTCTCAGATATTAGATCTAGAGAAAGAAAGAAACTTATATGTCCAATAACCAAGGAGACAACCAGAACTATATTACTAAGATGGAACATGATGAGGAGTTTCGTGTAAAAAAAGTGTCTAACTTTATTTCTGATAATGAGGGTAATTTAGTGAGAGAAGGAGATGCACAGTATCCAGTATCAGTAGATGGTGATTCTGTTTATGCTAAAGACATTAGTAATGACATTCATACTGATATAGGCACCTTTACTGGTGACATCTTCTCGTTGGTAAATGATTATGATGTAGAAATTACAGATGTTACAGCCACTAACCCCAAGACTTTTACCATCCAGTTTAACCGTCCTATTTCTTCTGATCGTATTGGAATGGGAAGTGGTACCGGTGATTTTAGTAATGTAAAAATCTTGATGAAAGATTTAAGTGGTACTGTCCGGGTAACTGTAGATGACTCTGCAAATAATACCAAGTATACAAGTAACGTTTATGTCTTTCCACCAAACGTATTCATCGAGATGGTGGTGGAGTTTCACACTACTGACCCAGTGAAGCTTAATGGTCTTTTTATGCCAAAGACTACTCAGACAATTTCACAAATTCAAGGACTAAAGCCAACTGGTACTTTGGGTAATGTTGGTGTCACAGAAGACGGAAACCTTAAAACAACTGATGCTGAAAATGGACTAGCTATTGCTAAAGGTAACGTAACCGGCACATCTTTTATTCATAAGTTTGGAAATGCACCAAGCATTGATACTGTTGATGGTTTTGTAGACATTTGGGACGGAGTCGATTCAACACTTGATACTGGTAAAATTGCTAGTTACACTTTTTCTACTACTGATGATATAGACACAGTAAGTAGCAGTGACAATGGTGATACACAAGATATTGAAATACAGGGTTTGGATGTTAACTGGGATATTGTGACTCAAGTAAAAACTCTAACCGGACAGACAAAAGTTTCTTTAGATACACCACTCATAAGAGTCTTTCGTATGCAAAATATCGATTCTACAGATATAGCTGGAGCAGTATATTGTTATGTTGATGGTGATATTTCTGCTGGTGTACCTGACACAGCTACGGATGTTAGAGCTATCATAAACAATGGTAACAACCAGACTTTAATGTCAATCTACTCTATTCCTAGGGGTAAGACGGGATACGCTCGTTCATTTTATGCAGCGATGGCTACAAAGAAAACGTCATCATCAATTATTAATTTGAAAAGTAGAGTATTTGGCAGTGTGTTTAGGCTTAAAAATGTCTCTTCACTTAATACAGCTGGTACTAGTCGTTTCCAACATACGTTTGTAGAACCTTCAGTCTTAACAGCTAAAACAGACATTATTATGTCCGCAGACACTGATACTAATGATGTCGCTGTTGGGTCTGGTTTTGACATAGTTCTAGTAGACGATTAAATCATGTTATAATAGTGGTAACGAAGGCGGTAAAAATCCCAACCTTTATCAGCGTACAGAGTTTTATTGTGCGAATGATTAAGGTGGTCATTCTCACACTATAGCTCTGTACTAATCATAGCTATGGTATATAACTCAACTGAAAATAAAAACGGTATAATCCAAAGGATTGAACGCCACACTGAATTAGGTGATGGGGTTATTTCTGGTGATGAAACCTCTCTAAGGCAAGTAACAGCCGATGTAAACGAGACTGTCTATGACCTCACTACTGAGATCATGCTCTTGCAAGACAGTTTTGACTGGGACGATCCTTACAAAACTGATTACCCTATCGCTACTACACCACTGGTAGCAGAACAGCGTGACTATCAATTTGATAGCATCTCATTCTTAAAGCTAAAGAGAGTAGATATTACTTATGATGGAAACATCTGGTATCGAGCTGAAGCTTTTGACTCGGCTTCAATGAATGAGCCGATGGGTAACGAAACTACAGTCGATACATTGTTTGATACATCTGAGCCTAAGTATGACCCTAAGAGTTTTGGCTTCTGGTTATATCCTAGGGCTACGGCAGACCAAGTAACAGCAGGGGCTAAGGCTCGTATTGAGTACAGTCGAGGACATACTGAATATGTTTATGACGACACGACTAAGGAAGCACCAATTGACCGACCTTTCCATGACCTTATCGCCATTGGCGCAGCCTTAAAGAATCCAGGACTTACTACCAGTCAATACCAGAAGCTACAAGTGATGTTCCAGAACGGTAAGGAAAACATGATTCAACATTATGCCCAGCGTAATGAAGATACATTTTTAACATTTGAAGCAGATTTAAGAAATAAATACGAATAACATGGCAACATTTTACTTAAAAGGATTACAAGATGCACTGGAAGCAGTAACAGGTGTAGCAGCTGCTCCCACCGGGACACTGAAGATGGCTTTTATGGCTACAGCTTACACTCCATCATCAACCACAGAGTCGTACTGGAGTGATATATCATCTGATATAGCCTCTGGTACAACAGTCCAGACTCTAGCTGGTACTGCCGTTAATATTGATACTGGTAATAACCGTGTAGAGATTGATTCAGACGACATCACTGAAACACCAGTGACAGCTTCAACTGATAAATATGTTATATGGATGGACACTGGTACCGACTCTACTTCACCACTGATAGCTTGTATGGACATAGCAACAGAGTTAAATCCAGTCGGAGGTGACTTAACCATAGTAGTAAACGCAGAAGGACACGCAGCAGTTAACGCATCATAATATATGGCAATAGCAGTAGCTTCATCATCAATAATAGACGGAAATGACCAGACAACCTTAACGGTTACAGCTCCAACTGGAATTACTACTGGTGATTTGTTGGTTATTATTGCTGCGTCAGGTAATGCTGTCGGTGTAACTAGCTCTGGATTTACTGAATCATTTAGTTACGATAATGAATATCCATCTGGTCGTAGAGGTACACATACTGTTTTGTATAAATATGCTGTATCGGCTGATGAATCAGAAGCTGATTATGATGTTGTTTCTGACACAGCTTTTTACTTAGGAGCAGTAGTGATGCTTAGAGTTACTGGTGGAGTAACAGCTGGTGATCCTGTTTTTCAGCACCATGATAGTAATGGAGTAGTGTCAACTTCTGACGGATTGTCTGTAACAGAAGCTGTGTCAGTTCTCAGACCAACTTCACAGTTGAATATGCTTATAGCAACAGCTTGGTCAAGTGGTAACTTCTCTGGTGAATTAGATAATAATAACTATACAATCACATCTAGTGATGCAAATCCAACATGGACAGAGTTAGGTGATGATTCAACAGTATTCCAATATACTAATGCAATTAGTTGGTACGGTAGACTGACGGTAGCTTATGCAGCTAGTACAGACACCTCAGAAGTAACTGAGTATAGTTTTGATTATTTTGAGTCATCCTTAGACGACACTGCGGGTGCAACATGGAGTTATTTAACTCTTCATACACCACAAAATGAGTCTGATTCTAACACCTTACTGGAGACAGACACTACTTTATTTGCAGCTACTGGTGTAACTAATACTAGTGCCTCAAATGTTTTATTAGAAGTTGACCCTACTTTTCCAGTACAATCAGGAGAAGGGGTAGTACCTACTAGTTGGACTAATACAACTAAATCATAATATGGAACAAGCTAAATTTTTAAGGAGGGTAAACATAGATGATTATTTTGGTACTAATCAAGTCAGTATCACTATTGGTGAAGGTGGTGGCACAGATACCTATGATGTAGAGAATATCCCGTTAGAGACAGTAGCTGGAACCGCTTATGAATTTGAGATAGAAGGAAAAAGAATAGTATTTATTGGTTACGAAACAAGAAATTAACATGGCAATCATCCCTGAAAACAAACAATGGACACAGACTAATGATGGTGACTCATTTGGTGTTATTAACTCATCTTGGGGTATTGATTTAGAAGAAAACAACGGGAGTGTTGGTGTGTCTAACCCTCTAAAGAATGTAATTGATGAGACAGATTTCACTGATTTGAATAGACCAGTAGCTCAGTATGTTGAGTTTATGAGTAAGCTGTTTGCTGTATCTAGTGAGATATTCAAAGCTTCAACTTTATCAACTAGCGACATTACTGATACCTCAAAATGGACACAAGATGGAGCTGTTACATCACCAAGTCCAACCGCTACTCAGACTGATGCAGTTGTTTTTGACAATCTTATACTGGTAAGTGACGGTAATGATATATGGTCTAATGATGGAGGGGTAGACTGGACTTCATGGTGGAAAGGAACACTAAGTCAAGCTAGTCTCTCTACTAGTGAGAAGATGGTATTGAAAATTGGAGCTGACGGTAATTTATATATTGTAGACGCTGGTAATCTTGTTTATCGAGTAGATAAGGACGGTTCAACAGTAACTAAGACTGGAGAAGGAACATTAGACTTTTCTGCTACTGACTTAACCATAATAAATGGTGTAACTACATCTACAAGATTGTTTTATGGTACAGAGGATAATGCTGGTGACAACTGCGCCATTATAGAGTGGGATATGGGTCCACAGTCTATCTCTGCCAATAAAGTACATCAAATGGGTACGAAAAGAGTCTTAGTGATAGCTGAATGGAATGATTTACCAATAGCTATACTGTCTGATGGTTCTATTAAGTACCATAACGGTTCTGCTTTTGTGGATTGGGAAGGAGCAAAGTTACCTGACACCAAACATCCTTATGCAGATGACGTTATTCATAAGAATGGCTGGGATATTATAGATGGTCTACCACACTTCTTAATAAATCCATCAGTTGACCTAGGAGCCTTAAATGAAGTGGAAGATAGTAGCAACTACTGGAACTATCCAGCTGGTGTCTACTGTTTAGACCCTAAAAAGGGCTTATATTGTCGTTATCCTTTGTCAGATGGTACAAATCAACACTTTATGGTGTCTTCTGTAGGAGCATTGAAGGCTTTAACCCATAAAAATACTAAGTTCTTCGCTAGTTATGATGTGTGGACAGATGCAACCGATACTAATAACTATGTAATATCAGCAGCAGAAGACTCAGCTAATGAAATAGCTTCTACTGCTCATCTCTTATTACAACCAATGGAATCAGTGTCAGAAGTAATAAAGAAACTAACTCTCATCCATAAGAGATTAGGTATAGGTGACGAAATTAACGTCTTTTATCGTAGATATGATAACGATTCAATAAAGTTATCTGGTAACTGGTTGGATTCTACGACATTTAACACAACCGACGATACAACTGGTTTAGAGAATGGTTGGTATGGCTTCAATAAATTAGGAGCGCACTTCTTATCTAAGGTAACAGCTATTTCAGGAGGTAACACTAAATCCATTACTTTTGCAGATGAAGCGACTATCACAGCTAATGATACAGCGGTAATAGAGTTCGTGAACTTTAAATCAATGGGAAGTGTTAAAGGTGGAGTGGAAATGTCAGAGTTAACTATCCCTAACTCTGTTAAGAGTAGACAAGTGTGGATATGGATTGAATTAAAACAAGCGGCTGGTAACAACATTCAGCTTGACTATTTATTAACTGAATAATGTTATAATTAACAAATAATATGCCGCCAACAAAAATACAAACAAGCGTAGGACTAGAAACACCACAAGAGACATTAGATCGCTCTAAGACTCTTCTTGCCACTTCACAAACACCGTTCAAGGTAGATGTACCAACAGCGATCCAATCACCAACGATTAACACAAACATCACTAAAGACGATGTTTTTGAACAGCGTAATCAGTTACAAGCTGACCAGCAATTTGATACTGATTTGACCGCTCTAGACACTAGAATTGGCTCTACAGACACACCTCTTGGTGGTTCTGATGAGTTTATCAATACCTTACTTTTAAACCAGCCTACAGCCACTCAGACAGCCTTAGACGTACAACGTATTGGACAGACAGAACAGACTAGAGGTTTCGCTGGTGAATTAGATGTAACAGGTCAAGAAGCTAGGAGAGAATTTGCCTTACCTGAATTAGAGTCTAATTTTGCTGAAACTAATGAACGTATTGCTGCTAGGACTGTTAAATTACGTGAGGACATTCGCAACTTTGAAGTAAACGCTGAACAGCGTGGAGTATCTCGACAGTTCGTACAAGGAGCTAAACAAAAGATACAAGCTGACGCTGCCACAGAGTTAGCTGATTTATCTATCATAGCAGCTGCCCAACAAGGTAATCTACAACTAGCTCAAGACAGTGTAGACCGAGTTATAAATGAGAAATTAAGAACCTTTGAGTTTGAAAACGCTGCTATTGAACAAGAAATAGCAAGATTAGAGTCTACTAACACTAGAGAAGATAAAGTGCGTAGTGAACAACTACAGATTGCTCTTAACGAAAGACAAAGAAGAGAAGACCAAGTAATCTCCGATGAGAAGGACAAGCTAAACTTCCTAAGTGAAGCAGCAGCTAATGGCGCAGATACCGGAACACTAGACGCTATCCGACAAGCAACTACAGTAGGTGAAGCAGCATTACTAGCTGGACCGTTTATTGGTCGGTTAGATAGAGCTAAGACTGCTGCTAGTATTAGAGCTTCTAACGCTGGAGCAGCTCTTAATGAACAGAAGTTACTTGATATACAAGCTAAACAAGCTCAATTAGACGCAGCTGTCGCTAGTGGTGAACTGATTCTGTCTGATGACCAAGCTGATAGAGCGGCTAAAATCTCTAAAGAATTTGAGGGTGAAGCAGGAGAGTTTAAGAAAGTGGTTGCATCATATAACAGAATACTGTCAGCAGCAGAAGATGCTTCAGCAGCTGGTGATGTTGCTGTAGTCTTTAACTTTATGAAGATGCTAGATCCTGGTTCTGTAGTTCGTGAAAGTGAATTTGCTTTAGCTGCTTCAACTGGTTCTCTTAAAGAGGCAATGCAAAACAAGTTCGGTAGGGTGGTGACTGGTGAAATATTAGAGTTCACTAGAGACGACTTTGTGAACACAGCAACTAATCAATATGCAGTAGCCCTAGACCAACAGATTGAACTTGAAGAAAGGTTTAGAACACAAGCTGTTGACCTGTTTGGTCTACCAATAGAAGCAGCTGATTTGATAGTGCAAGATATACGAGCTGTTGGTGCAGTTAGCGATGCTACCTTTGATGTTCAATTAAATAAAGCTAGTCCAGACCAGTTACTAATTCTTCAACAACAAGGGTTATTACCAGATTCAACACCTAATCAAATATAATATGGCTTTAACTGACAGACAATTCAGATTACTACAAGACCAATTGCAAAGGAAAAAGGAAACTTTAGGTGAAACTGAATATAATTCTTTTCTTAATAGAGTTGCTGCTACCTCTGAAGCTACAGAAGTAGATGTTGATTCAACTGCTACTTTTCCTGCTTCACCAACTGATACTCCAATACAAGCAGGCTTAAAAGCGGCTGGTAATGTTCCATCATCAGCGTTTGGTTTAGGAAAGAGTCTTTTCCAAGCAGTGACACACCCTGTCGAAACAACAAAGGGCTTAGCCAGTGCTATTACTGGTGGAGGTAGAGCTATACAAGAACAAGTTAGAAAGACAGCTCCAGGAATCTTTGGAGAAGCTCTACCTGAAAGTGAGAGAGCTGATGCAACCTTCAAAGCATTGAAGGAGTCTTTTGTCGAAAGATATGGATCTTTAGACGCAGCACAAAAAACAGCTACCGAAGACCCTGTTGGATTCGGAGCAGATGTAGCTGCTATATTCTCTGGTGCAGGAATAACTAAGGTTGTGGAGAAAGTGTCAGAGCTAAACAAAGCAGCTAAAGCTAGTATTGCAACTAAAGTTACAGGTAAATTCGATGATGTGGCTATTGGTCAAATGCAAAAAGCTATAAATCTTAACCCCTCAGATATACGAAAGATTAAACAACCTAATATAGCAAGTAAAGACCCCGCTGAATGGTTATTAGAGCGTGGTATTAGAGGTTCTAGAGAGTCTATTGCTAGTCAGTTAGATGACATTGGTACAGCTTCTAAGGCTCAAGTTGATAATGGATTAGCTCAATTAACTACAAGAGTGAAGATAGATAATGCTTTACCAGCTCAAAAAACACTCGATGTTTTGATTAAAGACCTTGATGGTGTGATTGGTATGGAAACGACATTAGATCGACTCACTAAGATGAGAGGACAGACGAGTTTCTCTATAGCTGAATTGAATGAAATTAAGAGACTTGGTGATGACCTGTCAGCTATCTATAAAACAACTGGAATAGTAAAAGACAGTGCAAAAGCACAGGGTCTTGCTAATGTCCGGTCAGAATTAAAAACACTGATTGAAAATGAAGCATCCAAACAAGGGTTTGATGCTGTAAAAGCTCTTAATAAAGAGACACAGGTTTCATTTGAAATCAGTAAAGCTCTAAAGAAAAGACTGGATGTTGAAAGTAAATTACCAGAACTTGGTTTACGTGACGGTGTGTTAGCGGTAGGAGGGTTTGCAACAGGTGGACCGTTAGCTGCCGCTGGAATTGTTATATCTAAAAAGATTCTAGAGAGTGCTCAGTTTAGAACATTCTTAGCTAATAAGCTGAAAGGTTCTAACACTGCACAAAAAGTAGAACTACAAAAAGCCCTAGAAACTAGAAATTATACAGTTATATTTCAGTATCTTGCTCCAATTGTTAATGAGTATGAGGTTAGTCAATCCCAAGAATAATCCTACCTAGGATAAACAAGACAACTAATCCAAAGATGAATTCATACATATAAAAACCATACGCCCAGAACACATATTAGTCAATAACAGTTATCAACATGGCAGCAAAAAAGAAAAAGAAGCAGAGTACATTAGAGCGATTCACTGGAAGTAAGTCTCTTATTGGGAGAGGAGCTAAGAAGATAACTAAAGCGGTGGGGGCTAAGAATTTAGCTAAGTTCGCTGGTGAGACTCTAGCTAGACGTAAGAATAAGAGTATTAAACGTACTGTTACTGGTAAACAAGCCCGTAAGTCTGGAGTGGCTTTAGCTGCTAATATAGCCTCTCTAGCTTCTGGTGGAGCCGCTGCTGGTATTATTCGGGGAATCCGAGTAGCTCGGAAAGCTAAATCAGCTAAGTCTTTAGTAAAGAAAGGTTTTAAGGTTAAAGGTCAGAAAAAGCGAGTAAAGGTCAGGCATTTTAATATAGGTAAGAAAAAAGGTGTCACTTACGGGAACTATTAACGTGGTATAATTACCTGCAATGGCTACCTTTACTACACTTAGTAAGAACAAGATTAGCTGGGTTGCTCCAGCTCCAGTAGCTATTGTAGGTGAGGCTTATGAGTTGTTGATCGCTGATACTTATAAGCTAGATATTGGAGATGGTTTTTACTTAACTATCAAGCCAGCCGCTACTTCAATTCAGTATACTAATGTAGGTAAAACTAAGAACACCTGGCCAGCTCCAGCCTCAGTCAAGACTGATTACTTTATAAATATTGGTGATGACTTCAACCTTCTGATAGATAACAGCAACAAACTCATTATTAACCCTCGACAAGCAGAAGTCCCTTGGACTACGATAAGTAGAAAGAAAATTAAATATTAAATATGAGCTACACAGATGATAAAAAACCAAGTGGATTAACAGTACTAACAGCTTTAGCTAGTGATGACACTATTATTGTGGGAGACACTTCTGATGCTAATGAGGTTGTTAAAACAATCACTAAAGCTAACCTCGAGGGAGATATAATAGTAACTGCCTCACAAGTTTCTGATTTTGATACTGAGGTTACTAATAATAGTGCGGTAGCAGCTAACACTGCTAAGGTTTCATATACTGACGCAGCTAAGGTTGCCGGAATCGAGGCTCTAGCAGATGTAACTGATGCTACTAATGTAGCGACAGCTGGGGCTGTGATGAACACTGGTAATGAAACAATAGCTGGTGTTAAGACCTTCTCAGGCTCTCCAGTGGTACCAACTCCAACTACAGACCTACAAGCAGCCACTAAGAAGTATGTGGATGATAATGCTGGTGGTGGCTCAGGTGACTTCAAGGCTGACGGAACAGTACCGATGACAGGTGATATTGATACTGATGGTAACGGTATCAACAATGTAGATGTATTAGACTTCGACCTTACAGCTGGAGCTTCTGTCGGACAAGGTCAAATGGCTTGGAACGCTGATGAGGAGACTGTAGACCTTGGACTGAATGGGGCTGTTCTACAGATGGGACAGGAAGTTCACTATCATGTTCGTAATGACACTGGTTCACAGATTGATGATGGTACACCAGTAATGGCAGTCGGAACTCTTGGAGCGTCAGGACGGATTAAAGTATCACCAATGGTGGGGTCTGATATCGCTAACGCTAAATTATTCTTAGGT